GGCGTGCGCCGGAGCGACTGCAAGCGCGAGGGCTAGGGCGAGGCGGATCATTTGCGCCGTCGCAGGTGAAGACGCAGCAAAGCTAGGAACGCAAGTATCAGCCCGTAAATCTCGTTCTGCTGCGTGTCCAGGCGCTTGTTCAGCGCAGCGACGGGATCGACGGTGTTTGTGCTGACGGTGTTACTAACGAAGGGTACGGTAGAAGGAAAGGGTGGACAATCGACACCCTCTTTGCAACTTGAGAAATGCGGAAGCGCGTCGATCTTAGTATTAAGGGCCTGGATAGCCGCCGTGTTGACCGCAGCCATTTCCATGTAGCGAACGCCGTAAAGAGCCCCATCTTTGTCGTACGTGGCGAGGTATGGGCTAACCTGCTCCACATCTTCTGCGATGAACATCGGGTGCAGACGATGGTCCGAGACACCAGTCTGGTCGTCCTTATACTTTGCAATCACGGGTTTGAGAGCGAGGGTCCAGTCGAGACCTTGCTGCGCGGTGATCGGGCCTAGGATGTCCTTGAACTTGCGGAGAGACGCCGAGCAGAGCGCGCCTGCACCGTTATGGGTAATTACGCCGCCTGTTGCGTTCCAGCACATCGCATCAAGAGCCGAAGCAGACGAAGCAAGATTCGGCATGGCAGGNGCCGTATCGCCCATTGAGAGCGTCGTACCACCGCCGCTGGTCAGTATCAGCGCGCCACCATTAGTGCTAAGTGTGGCACTCGACGCACCGCCTGTTAGGGTCAAGTAGTCAGCTGAGTTGGCACCAACACGCAATTGTCCGCCGATGGAACTCAGGGCCGTACTATCCGAATAGAGCGCCCAGTTGTTAGTTGTTCCTGCGCCGCCGCTACCACCGTTGCCTGTGATATAGACGCCGATGTTAGTAGTCGTGCCTGCGCCTGATGCGTTGGCAACTCCAAACACAGCGCCGTAGTTATTGACCGTACCGCCAGCAGCCGCCGCCGCACTAGACCACGTCCCGCCTTCCGAGATACCAGAGTTTGTTACAGCACCAGAAGTAATCCCATTCCCGTTGGTAGTTCCATTAAGAAATCTAATTCCATAGGAAGATGTAATCGCAGGGGAGAAACCTCCGATAGTTCCGATCTCTAAGTCTGCGCCATTGGTTATAGTTCCGGTGTAGCTTGAACTACTAATCGCAACCTGCATTGCTTCGAAGTTACTAACATTAACTGAGTTATTATAGATTGTTGGGGCAACCCGCCAGGCTTGCAAGTCAGATAAGCTTGCACCTGTTGGAGTGAATAGTCCATTAAGTGCGTTGCCTATCCCGGTGCCGGTTCCAGAGAAATTAACTGTAGGAGATATCTGAAAGGCAGTTGCATATGTGCTGGATAAAGAAGTTACAGGGGCGAAGTTAAAAGCTGGCGTCGAACCAGAGTAACTTGCTGTGTCAGCAAATCCGGTAGTTCCCCAAGTTGCACCGTCAGCTAGAGTCAACGTACCGCCAATAGTCGGCGTACGAATAGTCGGTATATTACCAGAGCTAATCGTAATCGCGTCCGTTGCGCCCGAGTTCGCCACAATATGAATCGCATTCGACCCGACGGTGCCTATCGCCAGATCGACACTCTGCGAATCAAGATACACGCTGTTCGCTGCATTTAGGCTCCCAGTCCCCGTGAAGGTGCTGGAGTTCATTCCAAATTCGCCGGAATAGGTCGTCGCGGTACCGAGATTGTTATTCACGACAAAATTCGCAGAGGCATTCGTCGCGTTCGAGGTGTTCTGCAAGATAATCTGATTGAACCCTGCAACGCTCGAGGTCGCTTGCAACAGCACCCCAGTATCCGTGATTGACGGTGTCCCGATATTCAGGGGGGCCGTAAGCGTGCAACCGCCCACCGTGAGCACGCAGCTCGGCGGCTGTACGACGTTAGTCTGTTGCGCCCAGGAACCCCGCGCGCACAGTAGGGCGAATACGAGGAAAACTACGCGGCGGGTCATTTATAGTCCCCCGCGATGAAGGCATGCGTGCTCGCAGTCTTGGTAAAACACCCGGTCGTACTCACGCCGATAACTATACCTGAGGTGAAAGCGACGGGGTTAGGAAACGCCCCCGTGAACGCGGTTACCCCGCTGGCCATCGCGTAACATTTAGCTGGTGTTATCGCGCCATCGGCGGGAGCGGCGGTCGCATCGTATAGGATCAGCCACCACGCCGCACCGCTCAACGTAGAGTCCGCCGAGACTTCAAAGCTATACAGGTTCCCCGCGGATGCCTTAACCACGAGATTAGCCGCGAGGGCAGCCGACTGAGCGTGCGTTGTCGTTACCGACGTTGTCCCGGTAACTGTTACAGGAAGCGGGTTGGCGGAGCTAGCGGCCTGTAGGTTACCGAACCCATCCACGCTGCCGATCTGCGTGGAGGAGGTCGGGGCGGCCACGGTGTTGCGGCTGACGCTGGCGTTGGTCTGCGCCAAGGCGGGAACCGCTAGCCCCAGGAGGGCCAAGGCTAGAAATACGGCTCGCATCTCGGTCTCCCTTAGAACGGAACGGCGCCAGCCTGCGTAACCGTGAACTCCACGGATCCGGTGCCGGAATTAAGAGTGCAGCGAACCCAGGACGGAGACGCTGAGTAGCTACCGAAGCTGTTCGCCGTCAGCGCCTGCAAGTCGGCGTTGGGCTGCCAGACGAGGTTCGCGGGCGTCAGGGTGTAGACCAGCGAGTTCGGATCTCGCACGGCCTCTTCAATGGTATAGTTAACGGTTCCCGTGACGATCGCTTCAAGCGCAGTCTGGGCAAAACCGAAATTATCGAGGCGCAGCCAGGTACTAGAAGCGACCCCGTTGGTGCCCGCGGTCACGGTGGAGGCGGTGTTAGCTGACGGCGTGATGCTGACCACGGTGGCATAGTCGAGCATCGAATACGTTTGGCCCTGGAGGTTCGTCGCGAGGCCGTTGGCGCCGTTCATGACTTCGGTAACCGGCGAGCCATCTTTGAGCGTGCCGACGACAGTAAACGTCATACCGGCGTCGTTACCGGCAGAGGTGATGATCAGGCGCCGCGCGACCGCCGGGACGCTGCCGGTAAGAGTAAGAGCGGTGTTAGCCGTGCCTGACTGCGCCGTAGCGTAAAGATTAGAGACGGCTGAGACGAGGGGTCCGACTTGTGTCGAGCGCGGGAGCATACGGTCCTCCGGTGTACGCCTCGGTTAGGAGGCTGAGGAAAGGGCGGGGGGATATACCCCCGCCGCCCGCCTTAGTTAGTCAATGTCGTTGTCGCGATGCCCCTTGGGATTCATGCCCTTATGTGCAGACGACATCGGGGCCTGATCCGAACCGGCGCGACCGCCCGACTTACGGGGCTTGCGGCCCGCGTGGTGGGCGCCCATCTCGCCGTGTACCATCCCGACGTGCTTGGCGTGGCCAAGGTGCTTACCCGCTTCGTGATGGACCACACCGCCGCGTTTGCGCTTGGCGCGGCCGCCGCGTTTGCGCTCGTCGGCCTCTTTGTCGATTTCGGGGTCGTCAACACGATCCGGTGTCTTGGACTTCAGGTCCTCTTCGTACTCGCGCTTGCCCTCGGCCATCCCGCCTTCGGCACGACCCTTACGATGGTGGTTTGCTTTATGACCCTTCATAATGGCCTTCCTTTAAGCTGGAGTGACGCCGAAGAGACCGGCGACGGTCCCGACGTTAGTAACGAGCGGGGACTGACGGATGACGAGTTGTTTGGTGCCATCCGAGGCGCTCTGGACTGCATATGTGCCGCGTACATCACCCGTAGTAGACGAGGCGGTTGTAGCGACCCCCGCCGAGTACCCGGTCGACGCCGTAATAGCCGTCGCGTTCCATGAAATGCTGACGTCTTGAAAGTTGCTCGAGAGCAATCCGAAACCGTAAACATCGCCCGTACCAACCGCTGTCGTTGAACCGACAGTGCCCACGGGTGTGATGCTCTGGATATATTTGAAGGCTTTCTTGCCCGAAACTGTAGACGCCCCATTGCCGGTAATAGCCTCCGTCTGCGGGAAGCCGTACTGGTCGAAGCCCGCAACCGTGTAGACCGCCGCATCACCCGACTGGGTGGTGATACGGACGTTACGAGCGATCGAAGTCAGCGGGTTGTACAACTGGATTGTGCCAGCTGAGCCGAACGGCACCCGGGGAACCCCCAGAGTACCGGTGTTCCCGCTGATGGTCGTCGATGTCACGGTTTGCGAGTTGTTTATAAGGTACGTGCCGACACCGCCCGCGATGCCGGTAATCGGCGCGATAATGACAGTGCCCGCGGTCACGCCCGTCCCGGTCAGAACCGAGCCAGTCGTGAAAGTACCGGTAACGGAACCGCCGGTCGTAAAGATGTTCCCCGTAATCGTGCTGCTGGCCGACGAGGCCGTCAGGCTATCGATCAGGAGTAGCCCGGTGACGTTGGACCCCGTGGCGCGGTTAATAACGGACGCGCCCACGGTGATACCCGCCGCCGTCGAAGTGACGAGGGTGAGAGGCGTTCCGCTCACGGCCTGGGCGGCAGCGACGATGTTGTTCGTCTGCAGCTGCGACGGCACGAAAGATGTCGTCAGGATACCGGTCGTGCCGTACCAACCCGAGACCTGGGCCCCGAAGTTCTGGCCTGGGTTGTAGGCGGCGACATCCCGCTGCTCAAGGATACCGACACCCCCGAAGAAGAGCGACGGCCCTGCCTCGGGGTTATAGTCGTCGAACGTCGCTTGCCCGAAGGCAACGAGGGGTCCGGTTACTGCCGTGATGGACATGGCGGACCCTCCTTAGGCGGTCGGGAAGCTAGCGTAAATTGAACGCCAGTTATAATACCCGAAGCTGTAGCGTTCATATCCTTTGACAAGCAAATTGTCAGTGACGAAGTCGACCTGCATGTCCGTCTCGAACTTAACGCGCTCCATGTAGGAGAGCCCGTCGATGTTCGTGAGCAGGAACCAAGCAAACGCCGACGTCAGGAAGTCGTTGACCATGTAGCCCTCGGGCAGGCCACCCGAAGTCGTCAAGAGCGCGTTGACGTCGTTATCCGCCGTGCCTGGGCGCAGCTCGGTCTTGGTCAGACGGATCGCAACCGGCTCGAGCTGCGGCGGCACGATCATCTTCTTAGCCCGGGCGAAGACCTTAAGGCCTGCCTGGTCACGGAAATTCGTGCGAACCGCGATCATCGAGTTCAACAGCGTGGCTTCGTTCAGGTCCACCTGGACCGTCGGCGTGTTGGCGATGGTGCCGCCGTCAATCGGATGGGCCGGCGAGCACAGGGCCACGCCGTCACCGCCGATCGCAGCGTTGTAAGTCTGCGCGGTGTTGAGGATACCGGCGCCGTAGATTTCCTTGGTCTGCTGAAAGGATTCGATCAGGCCGAGGTTCGACGGGTGGAACTGGGTCTTGTACAGGTTGTCGTCGATGGCTTTACGTGTGATCGCGTAGCCAAGGGCGATTTCCGTGTGTTCCTGGTTGTAGATGTATCGCTCGCCAGCACTGTTGTCGAAAGCGGTCTGGCCGCCCTCGGTTTTCAGCTGGGCGAGGCCGAGATACCGCATTTCGGCGGTACGCTCGAGAGCCATCTTCGAATCGTGCTTCGTGAAGATCTTATCTATCTGAGACGGAATCATCTCGTACTTGCCTTCCACGCCCCGCAAGCCGGGGAGCAGAAGGTCTTTAATGGCGGAAAGATTGACGGCCATAGTTACCTACTCCCTTAGCTGATGCCAGTCGGCCCAGCACCATTGGTGCGGAGCAGCGCGTTATTGAAGCCGACGACCACGTTGTAGTACTGCGTGGTCGGATCGTTGCCGTTGACACCCGGGGGGAAGGTAATGACCGAGCGGACGATAAACGGGAAAGTGACGGTGGTCCCGAGGCTGCTGACATACATGCCCGACTGACCGTTGGCGGTGGTTCCCGTCCCAACGGTGAGCTGGCAGTACTGGCCTACTGGGCTAGTGCCCTGGGTTGTCAGGCTCGTAAAGAGCGGGCTTGACCAAGAAGACTGGACGAGGAAGGTGGCGTTCGGGTCGTCGATCACGTAGGCCGAGACGTCACCGTTGGCATCGGATCCCGGCCAATAGTTGCTCCAAACACGGCGCTTCTGGGCGACCGATATGTAAGTGCAACCGACGAAGATGCCGGTGATGCCGGTGGATCCTGCCGTTGCCTGGGTGATGTACCCGGTGGCGGAACTGACGACGGGGGAAACAGCGTCACCAAAGAAAATGGCGGTGCCATTGGTGGAAGCAATCTTATATTCGCTCTGCGCGAAAGTCGGGGCTCCACCAGAGCCGCCTTGATATTCGCGAAAGCCGAAGGGCGCGAGTGTATTCGCCATGACGACTTGCTCTCCTGTTACAGAGGGCTCGGCATCACGCATCGCGCGTAAATCGGAGCAGGATTAAAAGGCTTTCCCCCATCGCGGGGGAAGTACAATTGCGACTGTTACTACCAGCGATGGTGGATTGTCAATAGCTACTGAGAACCAGCCCACCAGCCCAGTACGAGTACGCCTACGATCAAAGTTATAAAATGCACCGGGTTATCTCCTCACCCAACCGGGGTACGCAGATAGAAGTACGCTCGACAGGAAGCTTTCAGCCCCGTCGCCCCTGCTTATATGGGTCTTGAGAACCTGTTTTACATCAAGCGGCACAGGGGCTTCCTGTACGAGCCGACGTAGATTCTGCGGGAGCCGGTCGTAGCACCGGTACTGCTCCCGGGTGTCGACGAAAACGGCAGTCGACGGGGCGTTCTTATCGCCGCCCGTAGGGAGCGCCGGCGGGCAAAACGTACGTTTGCAGAAACCCCGCCTCACGACCGTCGGCAGGTATATGGGGCGCGCGACATGCACGGGTACACCCCCCGTTTGATCGCAGCGCACTCAGCCGGGGAGGGGTCGCGCAGGCCGCAGGAAGGGAGAAGCTGGCCAGGGGTACAGCTCGAGATGAGGAGGAAGGCGACTAGCCACCCTAGGGGCATAACTTCTCGTACGCCGCGTTGTGGTTGGCGATCTGTTGCGCCGTGCCATCCGATAGCGCTGGAATCTCCGACGCCAGCAGATGGATCGGTCCCATGTTCGGGATCGAGCACACCGCCGCGTTAGTTGGGGCGGGAGTCGCGGAGAAGCACGCTGACGGCAGCGCGGCGACCGCCAGCAGTAATAGCGTCCGCAGCCTTATTACTCGTCTGAACATCGCTTAATACTCCTGCTTGGTCGGCCTCCTGCTGGGCGACCGCCCCTGCTTTCTGCTGGTCCGCCGTCTCAGTGGCGTCGATAACTTTCGAGCCGAAGCCAAAGAGAGCGGCGAGAGCGGACAGTGCCGACGATACGACCGACCACATGGTCTAGCTCGCCGGGGCGGAAGCAACAGCCGCAGCGACAGACTCAACCTGCTTCGGCAGAGCGGCGACCGCCGCCTCGATCGCCGAGTTCACGGCATTCTCGGCGATAGCGATGCCGCCCGCAGTCAGGGTTGATACCACCTGGGCCTTGGCGGCAGCGAGTTTCGCGGCACCGTTGCCTCCAGTCGTCTCAGCGGTCGATACAGCCTGCAGCGCGGCGTTGATCAGCAACGCGCCGCCGTTGGCGACGATCTGAGCGGCCATCGGCTGCAGGAAGTTGACGGCCTCAGTAGACGTAGTCGAGAACCAGGAACTAAATTTGGCTTCAAGCGATGAGAAAAACGACATGGGGATATCCTTTCAGGGGTTTGTCGGAGTCGGCGGGACAGGCATGGAGGAAGCCAGGGCCGCGGTCTTGTCTTGCGAACCCTGCGAGCTGCCGAACACGAAGCCGTAGACCTCTTTCACGTTCAACAGAACCGCCGTAATCATGCTGCCGACCGTCAGGAGGGCCGCTTGTTCTGTCGGCAGGCCCTTGAAGAACACGAGGAAAATGAGAACCAGAAGCGTAACGACAGCGGCGTAGGCGAGGATTTCTTTCATCCTGTCACGCTTGCACGCCTCGACGGCGGGGGATTCGGCGCCTGATGTGTCGGTCATAGTCGTCCTCTCTACACGGTTTCTGTCACTGCGTCACTAACGGGTGTCGACCACACCCGGCCCTCCAGGTTGCGGCGGTCCACGAGATCCTGCAATACTTTCCCGTCGTCCTGGTTCCACCGCGTCATCTGGTGAGGCACGTCCGCGTAATTCCCGGCGTTCAGCTCCCGAAGAAGCGTTGACCCGGCGAACGCACCGCGCCCCACGTTGTACGTAAAGCTGATAAGAGCAGCAGCCTGGTGATCGGTCAGCGGGACGGTAACCAACGCTGCGACCTGGCTGGCGACTTCCTGGACCGAGGCCCACAGCCGAGCCCATGCCTGCGCTGCGGTCCAGACCGTCGACTCGGTTATGTCGGGGCCAGTCTGGCCGTACCCGCAGGTCCAGACGCCACCTGTGTCTTGATACGCGGTCAGTCTGAGGCCCTCAAACCCTTGGATGAGGGAGATTGCAAGCTGAATCGCCCGAGGCGTCATGGCCACAGCTTTTTTCCTGACGTTAGTTTCTGCGGGCCAATTCTAATCTCTGGTACTGTTTCAATCTGGCCAAGCTTCATAAGAATATCTAGGCCGCCCGATTTGATCTCCGCAATAACAGAACTGAACTTAGCAGCGAGTATTTCGTATCGCTCCTCGCAGTCACTCGATCTTTTTTCGCAATCCGCGTGTTCCTCCCGTAGCGCCTTTACGTCCCCTGTTAAGGTCCGTACTTGCTCCATGAGAGACTTACGGAACGTGAGTTGGTCAGCCGAAAGTAACTCGCGCTCTGATTTTTCGGCTGGCTTCTCAAGAACGCGAAGTTCCTTGGCTATAGCGTACCCGACGAAGATGACAAACAGCACCCACGTCGGGACACCAACCTCGTGAATCCATTGAATCAGCACGGGGGATCAGTCCGCTGGCACGGGTAGCGGTTCGAAGGACTTGGAGACCTTCGGGCGCGCCTTGGCGTGGTCCCGTTCGAACTGGCCGTCTGGCGCGTGGGACAACTGGGCTTCCTTGTCGCGAACCTGTTTGCGGGCTCGCTTCAAGTCCATCGTTCTCACCTGTTCCGTGATCATCGACGGACGCTCCATGAGGGTCATGCCCTTGCGTTCGATCGTCTGGTAGTTGCCGTCGATCGGCATCATCTCGGGGTGCCGAGACGCCGGGACAGCTTGCCAGCCCATACGAGCGAGAGAAACCTGGTACGCCGGGTTCTCCTTCTCATAGATCGTGCGGGTCTTCCACTCGTAGCTCCAGCCGTCCGGTATGATAGCCGAATCGATGAAGAACTCGTCGGTGCCACCATCGACGTCACCAATATTCCCGAGAATCTCAGCCGCGCGAAGTTCGGCGGCTTTACGAGAATCTTCGGGGCGCATTTCGGCACGCAGCGGGGGTCGCTTGCCGGGGGGTAGGGGTGCAGTGTCGGCCATTTAATGTAATTTCCCTTCCTGTTGGAGCGCCCGCTTGTTGGCGCCGTATTCCTCATCGGTCATGCCCATCATCGACGCCATCTCACGCTCTTCGCTGGTCAGACGAATCACGTTCTGGCGAGACCCGCCGTTGGCGCCCCGGTTCGCGGGAGCAGCAGGCGGGGGCGTGCGACGTTGGGTTGGTGTAGCGGCCTCCGACAGAGACCCTTCGGCGGCGGGCTGGCGGACCCCAAGCGTGGTCTCGACGGACTCGAAGTAATCATCCGTGTCCGCCGGGATACCGTCGGCGATAGCCAGATTATGCGCCGCCAGCATCTTCTGGTTGAGCCGCGGATCACGCACGTACTCCGGATGCTTGCGGACCCAATCCGCCGACCGCGGCGTTAATTGCGAAGCGAGCTGTTCAACCGGATCGCTGTACACGGGGGCCTTCGGCTTCTGCTCCATCGCTTGCTTGCCGTTCTCCAGCTGCAGGAGGCGGGCAGCGTTAGCCGACATCCGTTCTTGGATGTCGACTTCGGCGTCGATGTCGCCGTTAGCCCGGGCGGCGCGGTACTGGGCCTTAAGAGCCTCGGTATCACGCTTAACCGTGTCGATGGCGTTGACGACGAGCGTCAGATTGACGTCCTCGACTTCAGCCGTGGCCGATTTAACGGTCTGCTCGGCAGCCGTAGCCCGTCTGATGGCTTCGTCTTTGGCTTTAGTTTCAGCTTCAAGCTTACGCCTAAGGTCTTCGATGCCTTCCTCGGGGGTCAGAACCCCCGGTTCGGGTGTTTCTACGTTGGTGTCGTTCATTTTCCTCTCCTTACCACACGCGATCGGGGTGATCGACGCGTCCTCGCACGGCCACATCGTTCAGGATGCGGCAGGTGACGTTGTTGACGGTGATATTCCAGCCGTCGGAGGGCCGAAATACGATCCAGTCGTCTAATTCGACAGTAATTCCATGGAACCACTGCGATTCGTCGGTCTCGACGAAAGCAGACGGGCCTTTTTTAAGCACAAGGCCGACTTTGCTTTGGAATTTATCCTCGTCGACCATCTGATCGGGCAGATACAGGCCACTCTTCGTCTTAGTCGGACGAATATAGGTCGCCACAAGTACTTGGTTATTGAAGATTTCGATGCCCGCCAGGTCTCCTATAGACTCCTTAAAGCTCTTAACAGGGTCCTGCGCGTGCTCCATAGTCATAAACGGCATACTTACTTCCTCTCTACGTTGGAGACTGCTTCATTCAGCAGGTCGAGGGCGTCTCTGAGACCCGTAATCTGACCCGTGATGCTTTTGTACTTGCCTAAATCGTCAAGCATCCCCGCTACTACGTCTTCGGACAGGGATTTGATTTTGGCAGTTACAAGTTTGTCAAACTCTATGACGATCTGGTGGTTAAAAGTAAGCATTCTGCTCCTCCAGGTTGCGGGGTGCGGCGGGTCACGGGAGGA